TGTCGCGCCAAACAAAAGGGGCTTCGCCCAATTCGTATTGGATTGACACCCAACCATTTGGAAGGGTTGCAATAACATCGGTCATTACTGGTCACGTCCGCGCATGTGCAGCCAAACGCTGACAGATGAGCCGGAGCCTCCCGACAGAAGCGGGCGGATATATTGCGGCAACTCGGTAATTGACTTGATGCCGGCGGCGGTGAACGCTAGGTTGTTGCCGAGTGGATCAGTCAACGTAGCCCAGGTTGTGCCGTCATCGTTTGAGCCTTGGATCGTGACGGTCGCGCCGCCAAACGTGCCAAGAACCTGGATCGTGCGGTCCTGGAAGTCCGCCATGCCAAACGCGCCGCCATCGACGTTTGTGTTGGTCAATGGCGTCCATTTTACGCGCATCAGGCACAGAGTCGTGCTTGGCACGAGTGCATAATCAACCGTCGCCATGTCGTAGTCCTCTTAGCTCCGCTCGGCGGAACGCTTTGCAAGTTCAAGCGCGAACGCAACCTGACGCGCCTGTTCAATGGGTGAAATCTCTTTGGCTTCGATCTTTTCGCCGCCGGACGTAATGTCCGTCTGAACCTTGTCAGAGAAGCGCACGGGGTCGAATTTGCTCGCCAACCACTTGCGGTTGTCCGCACGTAATTTACTTCGCGCCACCAGTTCGTAATTGATCGAACCGTCAGACTTGTAGTCTTCGCGGGCGTCGTCTGAAATCTCCAGCACTTCTTCCGCCAGAAGATCAGCCGCCACCTGACGCGCCGCTTTCATGTCAGCGCCAAACTCAGGATCGCGCTCATATTCGCGAAAGACGCTGAACCGGGAAGGCATGTCTTCGGAAGCCAGAATGCTCTTCAAAAGCTCGCCGGACGCAACCCGTTGAACGATCTCTTCTTTTAACTCAGGCGTCAGGTCGATCCGGTTGCCCCGGTGTCTCGGCGGCTTTGGCGGAATGATCTCTGCGCCAAAAACCTCGGCGTCCGCCTGTCGCTTCATCTCTCGGTTATACGCTTTACGGAACGCTTGCTTCCTTTTGGGAGCCTCGCCCATGTCCAAACTCGTCATTCGAGATTACGCAGCTTGTAGTATGTCGTCGCGAACAGCGCCTCGATGTCTTGGAGAAGATTTTCCAAAGCGTGCTTTTCGCGGCATATTTCGTCGCAGTTGGCTTCCAGCCAAGCGGCTAGGCCCTTGATCTGCTCCATGATGTTTTCGCGCGTGTAAGGAATTGGCTTTACAGGTCCAATCAGGCCGAAATAGCCCTGATACGCCTCGACATAGGCGTCCAGCTTATCAATGAGCCCGTCGTAGAAGTCGCCCAACGCCATGTGACGCGCGAACGATCCTTTGCCCTTCGCCGCCCAATGCGCAAGATGCGCTGCGTCGCGGATGGCGAACATGCGGCCGACGAAATCTTCAACCATGTCAGTCCTCAATGTCGTCGCGGCCAAGCGAAGGAGGCAATGTCTCGTCGTCCTCATGCTTCATCGACGCACCCATGAAAAACATCAGGGCCAAAACGACCAAAAGCGCCCAGGTCAAGAAGCCGACAATCCAGATCATGATGTCAGGTCGCTTCCGGGGATAGGAGTCTGCGTGACGCGGCTTTTCTTGTGCTTGCCGGCGATGGTCTTGCGTTTGTCCGCCTCAACAAACTTACGGCCAACAGACTGCGGCACGCCGCCGTAACCGCCTTTCGTGTGCGCGGCTGCGCGCATCAAACGAGCTTGGGCGGGAGATTTGCTAGGCATCAGACGCGCTTCTTCTTGTGCTTGCCGAGGATCGTCTTGTCAGAGCGCTTGTCAGCTTTCGAGCCTTCGCGATGGCGGTTGTCCGCCTTCATGTCAGCCTTGGAGCGCTCCACGCGCTTCATGCCCTTAGAGCCCTGATAGGCGGTCTGGGGTGCCATATTCGCCATTACACGCTCCACGGGAGAGGGGGTGAAACCTTTGGCGCTTGTTGCTGCGCAATCTGTTGGGCAAGGCTGGCGTCAATCGCGCCAATCACAGGAAGCGTCATTGTCGTCTCAATCCAGCCGATGACATCCGCCTCTTTCAACTGATCGAACGGAATAAACCGCTGCGTCGGGGTCAACCGCACATTCACTTGGCTTGTCAGGTTTGCCGTGTATTGCCCGTCAACCGCCCGTCGTTCCCAATACGCCGTGATAACGACGTTGGACTGCCCCTTGTATTCAGGGTAGCATTCGAGCTTGGTGACGCTCCAGGAATAGGAAATCGCCATTAGGCGTTCGCCTCGTATTCTTCGCCCATCTCGTCAGGATCGAGATCGCATTCGGCCTCAACCGCATCCGCGATCACCGCCATAGAGACTTCCAAGCCCTCCAGGGCTTCGGCAATCCGCTCAAGCGCCAAAACTTCGCGGTCGGTCGAAGAACGCTTCCGCATGTCGCGCGCACGCGCCTGACCCAGCAAGACGCCGGCTTCACGTGGTCCCGTCATTGTGCAAACCGCTCCCACTAACGAGACGCCACCGTAGATTTGAGCTTGTCGTATTCAGCCTCGTGTTGCTGAATAGCTTTCCGATAACCCTGTGCATTGATCGTCGGGTTGGCCTTTTTGCCAGCCGCGCTCAACCGCCCCTCGGGGTTGCCGGTGAAGTGGATGTTGATGGCCTTGTAGAAGTCGCCCTTCGTCCGGTCCATCAGCCCCTTGAAGTAGTGGTCGAAGACCTTGTCTTGCACTTCTTTTGGAGCCTGATAGGCGCGTTTGTATTCGGTACCAACGTCAGCTTCCCGCGCAGCATTCCGCCAAGTTTTGTCAACGAACTGATAAGCGCCCGAGGCGGAAGTCTTGTGTCCGGTGTTCTGCTTGGCGTAGTTGCCGTCGAACGAACCCGTCTCCTGCCGGCGCACCAAAGCCCGGATGCGCTCTTGCGCCGGATCGCCGGTGACAGACGGGGCCGGCTTGGCAGGCTCAGCAGCAGGTTTGGCAGTTTCGCCCTTGCGCAGTTCCGCCGGTGTGTAAGGCGCGTAGTTGCCTGACGCCGGGACAATCAAGTCAGGCTTGTTGCGCGAGTTGAGCGTGTAGCTCGCCCTCATCGCCGTAGAGCCCTGATCGGCCCGCTCGCCAGGATAATATTTTCTGCCGGCGTCTTCCGCGAGGATTTTGTCGACGCCGCTTTCACGGCCAGCGGAAGGCGTCACGTCGGATTGCGTCTGGCCCTTTGTCGCGGACTGCCCGCGAACCGCAGGAGACATCCCGTTGACGCCGCCGCCTTCAATATAGTTCCGGCCAACCACAGCATCGTGATATTCGGCGGGCCGGTTCAGAACGTCCTTGTTGGTCGTCCCCTGATCGTTCTGCACCATGCGGTCAACAGCACGCTCATCGCGGCCAGACATCTGCCGGTCAATCGGAACAGGCCCTTCGCTCAATGTCCGCATCACGCCAGCATTCGGACCGACGAAATCTGTCCGGCCATTGCCGCGAGGAACCGCCGTGTAAGGCTTCCCGCCCAATGCGCTCTCCGGCACGTTCACGCCCGTAAGCTGCGAACGCGCCAAATCAGCATTCGTGCGCGGCAATGCGTCCGTCGTCGAACCGCCCGTCTGGATCAGCGTCGGCTGAGAAGGCGTCTGTGCGGCGCGTTGGAGGTTCGACATAGATTTAAGCGCCCCAATAAACCAAAGGCTCCGCAATCACGCGAGAACCGCGCGCCTCGTAATAGAACCAGCACGAAGTATCGCCATCACGCCAACAGTCCGCATACAGCGCTTCCGTGTGCATGGGACGCCTCCGAAAGAAGGAAATTCATAAATTGAAAATTTTACGAGTAGTCATATCGACCAAACGCATTTCGCCTATTAGCGCGTAAGGTGTTTACAAACGCGATAAATGGGAAAATTGCCCGAGTGTGGGTGGTGGGGGTGCGTTTTACAATTTGCGGCGAAAAGGGGGGTGTAGGGGGGCGGCTGGCCGGAAGTGCAAGCGGCTCGATCCTGACAGGCTGACATGCTCGCCAGGGCTGCGACGCCCGCCCTTGCTTTGCTTAACCTGCTGCGGCGGTTTGTTGAACCGCTGCCAATAGAGTCGGATCAATAACTTGCGTCGCATTGCATACGCTGCTGCATACGCCAGACGCAAAAAGAGCGCGCAAATCGCTGCGCGCCCTGCTGCATTTATGACAGCGAACCTGCCCTATTGTCAAACGGCGGCGAAATAGCTTGCCAGTGCATCAAGACAACGAACGGCCGCGACGCGCTGCTCATACGTGTCAGGAGCGATCCCCCTGCCCTCGCACAAGCGCCGGCATAGCGTCGCCGCGTCGTGTCCTTGGCTTTGCAGGATGACGAAGGCGCGATCAAACCGCCGCACAATGCGCTTGTCGCGCTCGCACATAGCTTCACCGGCCGGCGTATCGAGATCGGGAGCCTCACCACGCGCGCCGCGCTCCAGGCTCACCGGCTTGACGTGCAAAGGCGTTGCGCCGATTGCCTGGTAATAATCAAAAGCAATCTCTGCCCATTGCCATCCTGCGCCCGCCTGACGCGCGTTTATATCGCCCGTCAGAAGCAATCGGCCGAGAACCGTTCCCAATCTGGGATCATGCGCCGACGCGACGGCCGCGTCTGTCATGCGCTTGATTGCCGCCGGGCTATAGCGCGTTTCTTCCGCCTTCCGATCAAGCCTTCCATTCGGCTCACGCGCTCCAGGTTTACGCTTGCGGCCTGCCATGATCGAGCCTCGCAGTCTAATGAACGCGCGTGCGCGTCGGTTGCGGATGGAAACGCCTCTAAACCCACTTTTCAG